AAAGAAAGAATAGAATCTATTGCATCAACTATATCATCCATAAACATCTCCTTTTGTGTTTAAATTATGTAGTACAGGGTAGCACACTATTATGACATTACTGTGACAATAGTGTGACAATCCTGTGAACTCTTTCACATTCTCCACCATTCAATTATAAAAAACATTATAAATATTAACCCTGTTGTTAATACTGCCATTTGTTCTATTAACATATTATTCTCCTTTTTAGTTCTTGCTTAGCTTCTTCAAGTCTTTTATTTTCTTCATCAGTATTTAAAACTGACATCATACTTAAAGCTTTAACTATGTTTTTCAATTCCCATGTTGCTTTATTTTCCATGTTATGCCACCTCTAATAAATCGTTGTTATCAATTCTATAACAAATAGCTTCGTAGACTTCTTCAACTGAATAATCTATAAATTTATTTGTATATCTAAAATTATCATCTGTATAACTGTATACGCTAACCTCTATTAAGTTATGATACACAGTTATAAACATAAAATAATCTTTATATTCTTTTTGATATTCTTTAATAATCATTTTTATACCTCTTTAGTTATTTAAGTTAGTTAATACATACTCACCACTTGCAATTTTCTTTCTAGTCTCAGCAATGCCTTCACCTAAAAACTCATTCCTATATTTGCCAGTAGTAACTGAGTAATCCCAGTAATAATCATCAAGGTATATTTTACCTTTTGACCTTTTAGCTATGATACTTTTATAGCTTTGAAAATACTCATCTCCGTTATCAGTTATTATAAACTGATTAGGAACTGTATTTCCTCTTGCACTTGTCATATTTTCTACTTTCATTTTTTATTTACTCCATTTAATTAAGTCTTTACCTAATTGTAAAGCCTGTTTTTTTGTTAGATGTATATTACTATAATGCTTTGCTAAAAATATATTACTAGGCGTTTCTGTAAAATCATCTTTAAAATAATTATCTTGCAGTATGTGTAGCATTAAGCCATTTTTACCACCAGAAAATTGAGTTAACTTTAACTCTTTTGCTTTAGTTTTTATTTCTTTTGACATTTTATTATCTCCAAAAATTAAAGCGTATTTAAAATAGGCTACGCTTTGTTTTGCCCTCTATATATAATATATATATAAACTCTTTTAATCTTTCTTGCTACGTCTGTTGGCATTAGCCAATTTTCACAAGCTACTTAGTCTGTCTATGTCTTAATAATATACTATCTAACAGATGAAGTCTATTATTATCTTCTAAATTTATTAAGCCATTAACAGGATTAGCACTTATTTTTCTAGTCCCTAAATGGATATCATTATTATAAAAATCTACTTTAGAAAGCTTTAATTTTCTTTTCTGTGCTTTCTTGAGCTTTCTAGCTTCGTTCCTGTTTAGCTTTATTTTTGTTTTCATAAGTGTATTTAAAACGATGTTTAATTAATTGTCAACACCTAAAAGCAAAAAAAGTATAGTTTTTTTTAATAGCTTGTATTGGCTTGATTGTTTGGTTGGTTGTTTATGGTGGGTTGAGAATTAGAAAGCGTTAGAGGGCTTTAGAATTAGTTAGAGAGTATGTTAGCTTTTAAAGTCTGTGAAGTTGTGAAGTTTTACTGTATGAAATCGGCACTAAAAAACTTTTAAAACTTCATTAACTAGATTATCTTTTTAATTTTTATAGTTTTTTTTGTGGCTCTTATTAGTTTTTGAAGTCTGTAAAGTCTGTGAAGTTATCCACAAGCTATAAAGTCTGTGGATAAACTGTTAATAACTTAGTCGGCTCTAAGGTGCTGATACTATAGGATTTATTTAGGCTATAGGGTGGGCAGGAGCTACGTGGGGGGTGGGGTATATATATGTAATGCTTATACAAAATTACAAAAACTAGGTATTAACCAGATAGCTAACAACAGGTTAACGACCCGGCTATATAGTCTTTAATAATTTTAAAGGAAATTTAGATATAATATAGCCATTACACAAAGCCATGAAAAGGCTTGTAGAACTGTAGCGACTATAATAAGCTTGAATTGCTTATTGGTTTGAGGTATGAGTTCAGTTTGTAACCACTCATCGAACTCTTCAGGTGTAGCATCTCTAGGTTTATTTAGTAACAATGCTTCCTGTTGTGGATAAGTAGTAGTAGTAGAAGCTTTATTACGCTTCCAAGGGTCTTGTTTGCTCATGTGTTTGGTATGTATATAACCCGGGGGGGCTATAATATTATTATACACATAGAATCGCACTTTGTCAATAGTTTTTTAATACTTTTTTAAATTATTTTAAAAGACTTGACAAATGTTAAATATACCTGTATACTATTAAACATGGCTATACTTCCGAGCATAGATAATAATACACGTAAAAGAGAACTAACTGACAAGCAACAAGCTTTCTTAACCCACCTAGTGGAAACACAAGGCGATGCTAAAGAGGCTGCAAAACTTGCCGGTTATTCTTCTCATTATCATCACGTGGTTAAGACGTTAAAGTCTGAGATATTAGAACTAACTCAAGAAGTATTAGCCAACTCTGCACCCAAAGCAGCATTTAAGCTGGTAGAGATTATGGAATCTAAAAGACCTATAATCCAAGCTAACAATAAATTAGCAGCAGCTCAGACTTTATTAGATAGAGTTGGTGTTGGTAAGGTGGATAGAGTAGATGTAAATCATAACGTCAATAGTGGTGGTATCTTTTTAATGCCTGATAAACAACCTTTAGATTTAGAGGAAGGAGATTATGAAGATATTTCTAACTGAGGTTATGCAAGATAATAAAATGTTGGTTGGACCATACATCAAAGCTAGTGATATGGCTGAAGCTATACAAATAGCCGATATGTATGCTCTAACTGTAGTTGGTGAATTACATGAGTTAAATCATCAACTCCCAATTGAAGGAGACACAGTACACTAATGGCTAAGAAGAAAGACCCAAGACTCGCAAGAGCAGGAGTAAGTGGTTATAATAAACCTAAACGTACTCCTAGTCATCCTACTAAGTCTCATGTAGTTGTTGCTAAAGAAGGTGACAAGATTAAGACTATTAGATTTGGTCAACAAGGTAAAAAGGTTGGTACTCTTAAAGGTACAGCCGGTAAACCTAAAAAGGGTGAGTCTGCTAGGATGAAAGCAAAGCGTAAAAGTTTTAAAGCTCGTCATGCTAAGAATATTAAAAAGGGTAAGATGTCAGCAGCTTGGTGGGCTGATAAGGTTAAATGGTAAGAATATTTAATAAGATACATAAATTTATGAAGTCTGGTAGAATTTATAAGATTTGGAAACTATTTGACTAATGGCATATTCACAAAAAGTAGTAGATAGGTTTGAGAGTGTCTTAAACAATCCACAAAAACATTCTGTTGGTAGGTTTGACCCTAAAGACCCTAACGTTGCTACAGGTATGGTGGGTGCACCTGCATGTGGTGATGTTATGAAACTACAATTAAAATTAAGTTTAGACAATGTCATAGAAGATGTTAAGTTTAAAACTTATGGTTGTGGAAGTGCGATTGCATCTTCTACTATGTTTGTAGATATGCTAAAAGGTAAAACTATAGAAGAAGCTAAACTTATTAAAGATAAAGATATAGCAGAAGCTTTAGAGTTACCAGCTATTAAACTACATTGTAGTGTCTTAGCAGAGGATAGTATACGTCAAGCAATAAAAGATTGGGAACAAAAAACAATACATAGAAAACATAATTATTATAAATAATGCCTCACGCTGGACAGTTTAAATTAAAACCATTACATAAGCAAGAGAATAGATTGCCTATGTCTCGTGGTGTTAATAAAAATAACCGTAAACAGTTTGAGCAGAACTGGGATAGAATTTTTAAGAAAGGAGCAAATAATGCCAAGAAAAAAAACAACGACTAAAAAAAGAAAGTCAACTGTAAATAAAGCTGGTAATTATACCAAGCCAACTATGCGTAAGAGGCTTTTCGAGAGAATCAAAGCCGGTTCTAAAGGAGGTAAACCCGGACAATGGTCAGCTCGGAAAGCCCAGCTCTTAGCTAAACAATATAAAGCTAAAGGTGGTGGCTATAAGTAATGACCAAAAAAAAGAAAGACCCTAAAACAGGAACAGGAAAAAAACCCAAAGGAAGTGGGAGGAGATTATATACTGATGAAAATCCAAAAGATACTATTAGAATTGCTTACAAAACTCCAGCAGATGCTAGGAAGACTGTGGCTAAAGTTAAAAGAATTAGGAAACCGTTTGCTCGAAAGATTCAAATCCTTACCGTGCTTGAGCAAAGAGCCAAAGTCGCAGGTAAAACGCAACAAGCGAAAATCGCCAAGCAAGGCAAAGAAGCGATAAGAAAAAAACATGGAAGAAGTTAAAGGTTTATATTGGGATGAAGTAACTCAAAAGCTTTATCCCTATAATGAATGGAGACAAGTATTAAAAGAAAATGACATTAAAGAAAAGTCAAAGAAGTCTTAGAAGTTGGACCAAACAAAAATGGCGAACTAAGTCTGGTAAAAAGTCTAGTGAAACTGGAGAACGTTATTTACCTGAAGCAGCTATAAAGGCATTAAGTCCTCAAGAGTATGCAGCTTCTACTCGTAAAAAAAGAGAAGATACTAAAAAAGGTAAACAGTTTTCAAGACAATCAAAAAAGACTGCAAGAAAAGTTAGAAAGTATAGAAGAGTAAATTAATGTTTTTACCTGATGATTATATAAGAAGAACTTCATCAACTATACCGTTTGGTTATGAATTAGATGAAAACTTTGATGGTTATTTAAAACCGATAACAGAAGAATTACAAATATTAAAAGAGGTGTCCGAAGCTGTATTTCATGGTGAAATTAGTCTAGGTATTGGAGTAGATTGGTTAGAAGCAGAGACAGGGCGTAAGATGTCAAGACCGGGATTGAAAAAATACGTAGATAAAATATATGGCAGAAGATAAAAATAAATCAACAAAAGACTTGACAAATGTTCAAAACACCTCTATAATAGAGAATAATGGTACTCCAAAGAAAAAAGTTGGTAGACCAAAGAATAGTGAACTTTCAAACGTTAAGTTAGCACTACAAGCTAAAAAACGTTTAGATAAGAAAAATAAAAAAGTTAAGAAGCTAACAAGAAGTTTAGCTCGAGTAAAAAAAGAAGTTGCTAAAGAAGAAAAAGCATTAACTTCAAATGTTGTAACTGAATCAGAAAGTAAAACTTTACCTGACTCAATACAAGAACATTTAGATACTACTGGTTCTTATGTGGCATTTATGCCTAATGAAGGACCACAAACAGATTTTTTAGCTGCTGCCGAAAAAGATGTACTCTACGGTGGAGCAGCCGGTGGTGGTAAAAGTTTCGCAATGTTAATTGACCCCTTGCGTTCTTGCCACATACCAGAACATAGAGCCTTGATACTTAGAAGGTCTATGCCAGAGTTAAGAGAACTTATAGATAAGTCTCGGGAACTT